AGGTCATGTCTGACAATTCGTTGTCATTTATTTGTTGAAAATTTGTTTAAAGGCGACATATCCAAACGCCTGCATGTAGTGGTACCTTCACATTACGGAGCAATACCTGGCTCCCCCATATTTTAAAGAACTGTAAATAAATAGTAAAAAAGACCTTTCTACTACGTAGTCTTTGCGGCCGACTCTCCGACGTCTTGTCTCCTTACTTTACTTCTGGAGTAGCAGTAGTATCAACTGCAGTAGCTGCAGAATCAACCTTTACAGTGCCTACTTCTACAGTAGAGTCAACTGCGGTAGCCTCAGTAGAAGCAGTACCATTGCAAGCTGCAAGAGTAACGATTGCAAAAATTGCGATCACTTTTTTCATTCTCTGTTTTTTTGGTTAAAAAATAAAATCTACCTAAATTGGGACAAAACTTGTGTTAACTGTGGTTTAGACATTACACCAGAATTTCTATAAACCACGTTTCCTCCATTCTCAACAATAATAGTTGGCACGCTAGAAACATTATATTTCATAGCCATTTCTCTTTGCTGATCTACATCTACATAATTGATTCCAAGTCCGAGATCGGCATCTACCTGCTGAACGGTTGGTTTGAACATTTTGCATGGTCCACACCATGTTGCTGTAAAGTACAGTATCATATTAACATTTTTATAAAAATAAGAACTTTATTTTGATTCTTCAACTTCTACGGGATATTTTTGTTGAACTCCCGGAATCGATACAATCTGAGGTTCTACTTTGTATGTAGAATTTAAAGTTTTTACAAGATCATATCCTTCATGCTCTTCAATCTCTAATACCTGAGAGGTATGAAAGTAGCGATCCGGGCCGTCTAAGATAAACAGACACCGGTAGGTATTGGAATTCTCTAAATGCAAAAATCCTTTTTCTACTCGACCTACATTAACATCGTTGGGATGTCTGCCGAAAAATCTTCTATCTTCTATTTTTGTTAATTTTAACAACACTCCTTGATACTTTTTAAAATTAAATTTTTTATTTTCCATGATTTATTAATTTATAGTTTTATTTTCAACGTCTACATCTAACACTACAGGTTTATTTACAGGATCATAAAACCTATCGCATACACTAGCATTTATATACAAAGCTCCGGCACTCATTTCTACTCCGTATCCTTCGTGTATATGTCCGCTTACATGTAACATGGGTTTAACTCTCTCTACTGCTTTACGTAGATCTTCACATCCTACATATTCTCTAGAGGAAGGAACATAATCTAGTCTGTAGGCAACAGGTCCGTGAGTTACTATAATATCAGTATCCATTGGAATTTGATCCCATACTTTTTTAATTTCTGAACCTCTATGTTTATTAAAGGCCCATCTATCTCCTCCAAACCAAGGTGTGATAGGTGATCCCCAGATCTTTAACCCATTAATAGTTACTTCTTGATTCTCCAAATAAGTAATGCTAGGGCTGCTAGATTTAAGATCAGATAAAATATCGCGAAGCCACGTGGGCTTTTTAAGATACGATTCATCATCCCACAGGTCATGATCTTCATATTCTCTAAAATATTTTGGGTCAAAAGATTTATCGTGATTTCCAGCAATAAAGACAATTCCGTATGTATAACGGGGAGCTTGTTGTTTAAGCCATTTTATAAAACTTTCAACTTCTCCCTTTTGTCCTACTCCGGTAAAATCTCCAGCATGAATAAGTAAATCACCTTCCGGTAGAATAGAATTCATAGCCTTAGAAGTCAAGTGCTTATGTCTATTATGCGTATCACTAATTAAAACTAATTTCATATACCTTATATAGTATAAATAGAAACCCTCCGAGAAGGAGGGTTCCTTTATATAACCCATTACTTATCAATACATGCCCATAGCTTGATCATCCTCTTTCTTACTTTCTTTCTTTTCGAAAATAACCGACTCGGTAGTTAAAATTGTTCCTGCTACTGATGCAGCATTCTCAATAGCAGTCCTTGTAACTTTTGTAGGATCTAATAATCCTGATGTGATTGCACTTACTACGTTTTGAGTCTTAGCATCGTAGGTAAAGAAAGAACCTGCATCTTTAACTGCTCGTAGTATTGAATAGTAATCTTCGATACCGCAGTTATTTAAGATAGCTTTAAAAGGAGCATAACAAGTATTTCTTACAATGTTAAAACCTACCAATTCTTCAGGACCTACTTCTTTAGGTTTAATAGAAAGAGTGTCGAAGGCTTCAATTAATGCAACACCCCCTCCTGGAACAATACCTTCTGCAAGTGCTGCTTTTGTTGCAAATAGAGCATCTTCTACTCTATCCTTTCTTTCTTTAATCTCAATATCAGAATTACCGCCTACCGAAATGATAGCTACTCCTCCAACTAATTTCCCAAGTCTCTCTTGTAGCTTTTCTTTCTCATAGAAAGATGTAGCCTTCTCAATTTGATCTTTAATCTCCTCAGCTCTCAAGGTTATGGCCTCTTCTGTACCTCTACCGTCAACAACTGTAGTTGTCTCTTTGGCTACAGTAACAGTTCTTGCTGTACCGAACATTTCGCCGAGCTGAACAGGAGTTAGTTTATCAAGCTTATGTCCTTTATTCTTGGAAATAACTTGACCGCCTGTTAAGATAGCTAAGTCTTCTAAAATAAGAGTTCTACGTTCTCCAAAGTCTGGTGCTTTAACTGCTGCTACTGAAACAATACCGCGCATCTTATTTACAATTAACGTAGCTAATGCTTCATCTTCGACATCTTCTGCAACAATCAAAATAGGTTTTTGATCTGAATTAGCTTTGCTCAGAGTATTTAAAATTTCAGCAGCTTTAGTAATACGTCCATCGTAGATAAGAATATAAGGTTCGGGTAATACTGCATTCATCGTAGTGTTGTTGGTAACAAAATACGGAGATTTATAACCTCTGTCAAATTGCATACCTTCTACTATTTCAAGACTAGTTTCACCTGTCTTAGATTCTTCAATAGTAACGATACCTTCACGACCTACTTTTTCAATAGCAGTAGAAATTAAATTACCTACTTCTTCATCTCCATTAGCAGAGATAGTAGCTACTTCTTTAATTTGCTGCTGATTAGTAACATCTTGAGAAATACTTTTTAACTGTTCTACAACCTTACTTACATACTTATCGATAGCCTTTTTAACTTCTACCGGGTTAGAACCTTGATTGATTAGTTTTAATCCTTCTTCTACCATAGTAGTAGCTAGTAACGTAGAGGTTGTAGTACCGTCTCCTGCTTCGTTAGCGGATTTAACTGATACTTGCTTTACAAGCTGGGCACCGAGATCTTCTACTTGATCTTCTAGTTCATGAAAAGAACGTGCTACTGTAACCCCGTCTTTAGTTACCTTAACTTCGCCTGATTGATCCTTGATCAATACTGTACGGCCACCAGGACCTAATGTAGAACTTACCGATTGATTTAATTTTTTAATCCCGGCAAGTAATTTATTTTTTAATTCTGTTCCAAATACCGTTGTTGTCATAGTTCTTTTGTTTCTTTTAAGTCTGCTATAAAATAATGTCCGTCAACTATGTCTCCTTTTTTTACTTCACTTTCAGTCTCTCTGTAGATTTCGGCTATCGGATCAGTACTTACAAGTTTTGAATAAACGTCTTGTTCTTTACAAATAAAATATTCTTCTCCTTCTACTGTGATTCGTAGAGAACCAAGTTTCGGTATAAGTACTTTATCTCCAATTTGAAGGTTAGAAGGTACTAATGTATCTGAATGATAATTATAAGTACCAGAAGTAGCTACAACTTCTCCCATCTCAGGCTTTTCTTTACCTAAATCTGGAATGACAATATTACCGTACATCTGCTCCTCCTCCTCAATAGGACGGAGAATTAAATAGCCGTTTAATGGCTGTAATTTAGACATATCTTTTATTTTTAATTTAAGGAATTATTTCCAAGTCTTCAACTGTTTCTAAAAAATAAAGTAAACCTTCTTTCCTAAGAACAGTATCTGCTCCTAGAATTAATTTCCATGTATCAACGACAGGATTAAGCTCTTCTTTAATTATTCTCTTAACCAAATAGAGTCTGTCGTTGAAAGGAATAAATTGTCGGGTAAGTGTATACATAACTGGTTACTTAGTAGGCCTATTGTTTACTTCTCAATTAATGCTTTAGGTGCAGTAATTGCAATCTTGCGAATTGCTTTACCTTCAGCTACTGGGATTGTTAAGGTGAGAAGACCTTTATCAAGAGAGGCTTCTAACTTACTTAGGTCAAACTTAGTGGAAATTTTCCAAGTAAGATCGAAAGAAGATCTCTTAATACCTCTATAGATAGGTTGGAGGTCCTGTTGTACAGGTTTTTCATAGCGAATACGGAGAGAATCGTTCTCAACAGAGATCTCGATATCTTCTACGTTTAGACCAACTGCGGCAACTTCAAATCGAATGCCGTCTTCTGTTTCGTAAATGTCTACTGGGTGTGTTACCTTCTGCGTAATTGCAGAGAAATGGGACTGTGCTTCTTTTATCTTTCCAGAGCAGGTCAAACGGATCCAGCTCAAATGGACGAAAAAATGTCGTCATAGTTTTCTGTTTTGTGTTCCCTTGCGGTGAACGGTTAATAAATGTTTCAAAACTTAAGGCCTACTAAGTACCTTATTTCTTAATAAATATATGTAGTTTTTAAAAAAACTAGTGACCATCTCTAAAATTATTTGCCACTTCGGGAATAGCAACTAACTCAACACCTTCTAGTCTGGTCGTATTTTCCATACAGTCTTGTACAATCTCGCATGCACGTTTTACGTCTTCATCTACTACTTGACATACTAGCTGGTCATGAATTTGACAGATTACCTGTCCTGTAATACCTTCTGCTTTAAATTTCCTATTGATTTGTAAAGCTGCACGGTTTACTATGCTTGCAGAGTAACTTTGAATCTGAAAGTTTAAGCAGTTATTAAGTGCGTTCTTGTAATCTCGGTATAGACTAGTTGTGTTTTCTACTCCATATTCTTGCTCTAACTGTTTTCTGAATCTCCAATCTTCAATGAGCCTGTCTCCAAGACTGCTATAAATCTCTTTTGCTTGAGGTAGGTGCCTAACACGTCCTACTTTATTTTTAATGTAACCATTCTCTTTTACAAACTTACGAGAATTCTCACGCCACTTTCTTAGTTCTGGAAATCCATCTAGATAGCCCTCTACAAGTCTTTCTCCTTCTTTCCTATCTACACCTAAAGACATTGCAAGTGCATAACCGGACATACCGTATGGTACACCTAGTGAATAAGCTTTAGCGGTCTGTCTTTTGACCGGATCTACTTTTTTAAGGAAGTTAGGTGCTTTAGTATGTGCACTTACACCTTCTAGTTTTTCAGTTTTGATAGCAATGTGAGAATAAAAGTCTAAATCATTATTAAAGATATCTTTTAGACCCTGATCGCCTGCTACAGTTGCAAATACTCTAGGTTCTAGAGATGCATAGTCGGTATCGAGGATCTTAGTACCTTCGTCGGCTATAAAAAACGCTCTTACCAGGTTTGTATACCCCATAATCAGTTCATCGTCTTGACCAGGTTCAAGCGGTTTGGGTAATTGTTGCATGTCAGATCCATAACGTCCTGATACAGTACCGTTTTGCTTGAAGTAGGGGTAAAATCTACCTTCTTCTGCCGAGTCAAGAAACCGGTCAACGTAGGCAGTTTTAATCTTAGTTAATTTGTTATACAAACGGAGATGTTTTGCCCATTCGTACTTACCGCTTATTGACTGAATCATATCTTCATCAAACTGCGGTTTACCTTTTGTAGTAGTTGATATAGGTTTTTCACCTAATACGTCGAAGGCAATCTTACCTAGTTGATCTTTAGATTGGATATTAAAGAATTGTCCATCGTTATCCTCTTTCCAAAGACCTAAACTAATCTTGACTATCTGCTCTTTGCCTAAATACTCCGGATCTCCGGTTGATAGAAAATCCTTAATAGGTGAAGGAGGTAGGGCAGTAATAGCCGCCTTATTAATAGTGAATTTACCTGTCTTTTCTGATTTAGGTAATTCGATGTTATTCTGTTCAAGAAGACGTTGAGCAAAAATACCCTTACTTTTAGGAGGATAGGCTTCTAAAGCTTGGTCGATAATCCAACTTCTTACTGCAGGCTGTTTTAAAAGCTCTTTAACAACCATTTCTGATTGTTCCTGTAAATCTTTTGTAATCCTTGCTCTTGTTTCTTCTAATAAAGGTATGTCAAGCCTGATACCATGCTTTTCCATTGAAATAGTAACCTCTCTATACACGGGCATTACTTCGTCTTCGAAGAAAAATTTCTCTAGACCCTCTTCAATCAGTATTTTAAGAAAATAATAGTATATCCGTAAAGTAAGGTCGGTATCGGCTGCTGCGTACTTAGATAGAATCTCTAAATCAGCCTTGTATATCTCGTAATTCTCCTTAGAAGTCGATCCGCCATTAGCCTTTATACTATCCTTGAGAGCTAATTGCTCCTCATTGGCCTCCGTTTCTACGTCAAGTCCTATCTCTTTCTGAACCATGATAGCGATAGATTTCAAACCAAAAGGATTGCCGTATCCAAATGCGCCTTCCTCTTTTACTGTGTGTACAAGCAGTGAAGTATCTGCATGAAGATGTGGAAGTAAATCTATTCCATAGAAACCTTCTACAAATCGTAAGTCGAAAGATGCGTTATGACAGATTAACTTCTTCTGTGTAAGCTGATTTATAACATACTTAGCCAGTTCGTGAGCTCCTTTACCTTCTATCTGCACTTCTTTGAGACGATCTACATTCCATACCATCGTAGGCATATAAAAGCCCTTACCGATTTCACCAGAGACAGAAAAACCAATAATCCGACCTCTTCTGGGGTTCAAACTATCGGTTTCAGTATCGAACGCTATAAGTTCGCTTTCTCTAATATGCTGAATCAGCTGTTTTAGAGTTTCTTTGTCATTAACCGTTACGTAACTTTTTTGCTGTGTCATAAACCTTCTTGATTCTCTATCAGACTTTTTGCTTGGTCATAAGACATGGCAATTTCCTTTCGTCTTGTTTTGTAGTCTTTAACAATTTCTAATTCCTGGCATAGAGTTATAAAAGACTTTAGATCTTTCTGTGAACAATAAATACCTTGAGTCTGTACCAAGGACTGGAATTTGTTATATGACAGAGTAGGGTCGCCTACTGTCTTCTTACCGTTCTGATAATACAATTTAAGGAGTTTTAAATTAAGCTCCAACTGTTTGTATTTAGGAGTTTGCAAAAGTTTTTTAGTCTCGTCATAACTACCTATAGTGTAGAATGCATCGAAAGCTACTCCAATGAGAATAAGAAGTTCTAGAAAAATGGTTATATAGAAGAATGCCGTACTATTTTCCTGGCTGGTTGCAAGTTTAGTATCGACTTTTTCTTGAGATTTAGTTTCAATCTCTTTTAGCTTAGTATCTTTGGTTTGCTGTAAAGAAGCTACGATAGAATCTCGGTACTGTCTATCGGCTCTAGTTCTTGCCGGCTGAGTTCTATAGTAATTAATTTCATTATCGTAGTACCTAGCAATCGAGTCTGCTCTTTGAGAAGTAGTATTCTCAACAACAGTCTGAATTGTTTCTGTATTATCTACAAGTCGATGGGCTCCTTTTACGGAAAGGTAAAAGCTTCCTACTATAAGACCTAAACATATAAGAGTTCCGACTGCAATAGGAGCTGTAAATTTTTTGATTTGCAAAATGCTAATAGAAAGCTGTTCTAGAGCAAATCTCTTTGTAAGTTCATATCCAGTCAAGAACAAAGCTACGAAAATGGTAAAGAAAGTATCTTGGTATGGAAAGAGAGGTGGAATACTTTCAGTTATAGATTTTACAAAAAAGTATCCAAAGTAGATTAGAAAGATATTGCCTAGAAAAGAAAAGTAATATAGAATCCTATCTAGAGTAAAATAGTTTTGCTCGAGCTTATGCACCTCGAGCTTTAACTTTAACTTATTATATTTGTCTAGTTTCATTTTTATGTTGCAAAAGATTCCCCGCATCCGCAGGTCCTACTTGCGTTTGGATTTATAAACTGAAATCCTTTGCCATTCAATCCGTCACTAAATTCTAATTCGGTTCCGAACAAATATAAAAGAGATTTCATATCAACTAATATCTTTACATCTTTATCTTCGAAAAGCTCATCCCCGGCTCTCTTTTCTGTATCGAAATCTAACTGATACGTTAATCCAGAACATCCTCCTCCTTTTACTCCAACACGTAAATAGGGTTTTTCAAACCCGCTCTCGGCTATTAACTCCTGAATCTTTTTACTAGCTGTTTCAGTTACAGTAATCATTTTACTCTCTTAGATTCTACATATTTTGCTTTAAGTATAACTCCTCTACGTTTTACAGAGGGCTTTGTATATGTCTGTCTTTCACGTAACTCTTGTACAACTTTAATTTTACTGTGTTTACTTTTGTATTGTTTTAGAGCTTGCTCTATTGAGTTTCCTACGTTAATGATTATCATATGCTAATTCTTCTAATCCTTTTTTCTTACGGTAATCGTTTATAGCTGCTTTGATTGCATCTTCGGCAAGTACTGAGCAGTGGATTTTAACTGGGGGTAAATTTAATTCTTCTACTATTTCCATGTTATCAATCGTTACTGCTTCATCAATCGATTTTCCTTTTAGCCATTCGGTTGCTACCGAGGATGATGCAATTGCTGATCCACAGCCAAAAGTTTTAAACTTAGCATCTTGAATAATGCCTGTTTCTTCGTCTACTTCTACCTGTAGACGCATTACGTCACCACATTCCGGTGCTCCTACCAATCCTGTTCCTACGTTAGACTTAGATTTATCTAGAGTCCCTACATTACGTGGATTGGTGTAGTGGTCTATTACTAAATCTGAATATGCCATAGTTTTACAATTCTTCGATTACTCCTAAAATTTCTGCTAGAATTAAAGCTATACCTGCTGTTATAAAATTTTGTCCTATAATAGCAAATCCGGCAAATATTCTAATACATGATTTTGCAAAACTAACCCAAAAATGCCATCGACTTTTTGATTCTTTTGGTTGCATAACTTATATATTTGTTTTTCGTTGATTATCATTCTGCCACTGTCCGTTGTACTCTTCTGCTGGTTCACACTCGTGGAAATATATCTGTGCCACGCGTGCATCCTTCTCAATAAATATCGTTTCGGTTACTAGCATGATGGTTCCCATGTTATCTGTTTGAAAACCAGGGTCAAACACAGGTGAATTGATTAAGGCTCCGTTACGCCAAAGCGAAGATCTTTGTTTAATGAACGCTACACGGTTATTTGGAATCTTACATCCTTCCCAAAAAGTAACATCGTATGTACCTGGATATAAAAGCCATCCTTCGATTCCGTCTAATTGAACAGTATCGACAGGAGTATAGGTGGTTAGTTCAGTTTTACCTTTTAGTACTTTACCGATTTTATGATCACTGTAAATACCGTTAGGTATCCCTTCAACGCTAATACCCACTCGGTTTACTGCTTTTAGAGTTACATCAAAACCAACCTGTGCTGGTTTACCTTTCGCTTCTCCCAACTTGAGTAATCCTTCCTCTAAAATTTGATTTGCATTTAACATATTATTTCTTTTTAAATGGAAATTTCTTGTTTAATTTATCTCTTCTCCTTTCACATCCACAATCTTCTTTGCCAAAAAGATGTGCCATTTTCTCGGCTAGTTTATCTATGCCAAAAAAGTGGGTTATCTTTGCTATTAAATCTCCTAATCCTTTCATTATTTTCTAGGATATCCTTTAATAAATTCATAAAACTCAGCTCGTGCAGCATCTTCTTCAAGGAAGCATCCTGATAGTTTAGATGTTTTCATACTAGCGCCCTGATGCTTAACACCTCTACAGCTTACGCAGTTGTGAGTGGCTTCAATCATCACTGCTACGCCGATATTACCTTCACAGATCTTATCTACAGCATTATGAATAGCTACGGTTAATTGTTCCTGGATTGCACCTCGTCTGCTGAAATGCTCTACAATACGGTTTAGCTTACTTAAACCTACAACTCTACTCTCTAAAGTAGGTACATAGGCGATATGACATAAGCCGTTGATAGTCTGGTGGTGGTGACTACACATGCTTGTAACTGGAATACCTCCTTCAAATACTACACCGTCGTACCCGTCGGCTGGGAATGAGGTAATAGAATCTAACTGCTCGTATCTTCCTTTCCAGAGATCGTTTACGTACGCCTTAGCTACACGCATTGGTGTATTTGAACTGTTAGGATCATTTTCCCAATCTACACCAAGGGCACTTAAAAACTTACCGTAGTGTACAGCTGCCGCTTCAATAATTCGCTTCTTTTCACCGTCAGTCAACGAATGCCTACCTTCTTTGATAGCTTCTTGTAGGTAGGTACTAATACCGTTTGCATGACCGGCTTGTGCTAATTCTAGCTTTTCAATTTCTATGTGTTTGTCTCTACTCATAATTATAGGTAATAAGAAATTTTATTTAAACGTTCTTCTACTGTTCCTTTTAATATAACAACTTTCTCTTTAGGGATGTACTTTACCATAAACTCTCTTATTACCTCGTCGATTTTAATTTGCAATTCGTGACTTAGACGGTCAGGATCGGCTACAAAATCAAACTCGACAGGTATATAAAAGAAGTACTCTACTTGATCTTTAGTTTCTTCAAATAAAGTAATAAGATCTTTAATATCGAGCTCAGGGGCTAATATCTGGGAGTAGATAATGCAATCCACAATACTACGAGTACTAATTACATTTTTATGGCTTAAGTAATTCTGATAGGCCCAGGCCGATAATTCGTTAATTGCGTACTGCTTCTCACTATTTGAAAGTTCAAGCATTTTACTAATCTTGATAACAGGTCGTGAAAAGCCGTCAGTAACATAATACTCAGGAAACTTAGTAGATACCTCTTTCAATAAGGTAGTTTTACCAGTTCCATGAGATCCAAGTAATATTTTCATGTAAGTATTTTGTTAAATATAACAGTTCTTACTCAAACTTCCAATTGTCTTCAAAGAAGTTTTTCCAGGCCCGAAGGGAAGTATTACGGAGAATTAAAAACATATCATCTAGAGTTTGAGCCGTATTCGGAACAGCGCTAAATCTTACTACCTCTCCTTCGTCTACACCTTCAGTTACTCTATGAACTACAGATCCAACAGTATCGTATTTTCCTTCCCAGGCTCTGACCTGCGGATCTTTTCCTTTTAATTCTGGAAAATAAGTAATTAGTCCGGGATGTCCGTTGTAAATTTCTCCTTTGAAATACTGAAAAAAATCAGCAGGTAAAATCCGGAGAAAACCGTGTAAAGTTATCAATTTTTTCTCTAGCAATTCTGGAATGAGGTAATTTTCAAGAGTAGGTCTAAAAAGTATCGTCCTTATTGTCACCCCATTTTTCCCAAAGAATTCTAGGTTATCTTTCGGTATTCTATATAAATGGTTAGTTACAAGGAGACTAGGGAGAAACCCAATCTCTTTAGCTATAGCAATAACTTCTGATCCGGTCTGACTTACTAATACTCCCCAGTTTTCTTGTATTTTCATATTACTGTCCTAACGCTTTTTTAGTATAATAGATAGGATTGATTAAAGCTTGAGGAATTAAATCAAGTTTGCTTGCACGTACTGGACAAATATCCAAGGATCCGCGACGGGCATACAGTAACATTACGCAGCAATCCTCTACAAGCGGATTGGACATAATTTCGGTATAAAGCTTTTCAGCACAAAACTCGTGGAACTCGTTTACCTCACGTAAGGAAATAACTTGCTTCAACAACTCTTTAGGATCAACACTACCTTTCTTTGTAGTAATGGTAAAGTAAGCTGCTCCTGTATCTTTCTGCTTAGTATGTCTACAACGAGATCTTAGTATGTTAGTAAAGTATGCAGCATATTCACCTGTTTCTTCATCTTCTACAACAATGTTATACTTTCCCTGGGCGGCATAATCTGTAATCTCCATTTTCGCTAGTTCTTCATCCCCAATTGCACCAAATAGATCTAAATAACCTTCTGCTGGATTGGCTTCTCTTTCGTACTGATCTCCTTCACGAAAGAATCCTACTGTAGCAGGTGCATCAATACATTTACTAATATCTTCTGTTACTTGTTTTTCGTAATTCTCAATCGCTTCTTCGATAGTATCGCCCATCTTACACATATCAAAGGTATTCAAGTAGAGTTTAAAAGATTTAGACTCTACCATAAACTCTGAATTTGCAGGGCATACAATTTTTAACGTACCTGCAATAGGTAATCCGTTATTGAGAAGGAAAGTTGCTTCGTGACAATGCCAAGTATCGAATCCTACAAACTCATCTCCTTTAATTCCCCAATCTTGACGTGCAAGAACACGTGGCATAGGGTTTAACTGTGAAGGATCAAACTTGTCTGTGTAGACTGCGTAGGAGTTAGCTGAACCGAGCGATCTTGCTGCGGCATCTGACATATTATTTATTGACATAAGTACGAAAGGTTTTAACATTTTCAAAAATAAGATCAATTTGTTCTTTTGTAAGCTTGATATCCAGGTTATCGGCTAGTTTATCTTTTGGTTTAAGGGCTGTCAAACCGTTTGGACCTAATTTATTACCTGTCCATCCGTTTACAATCGGTGAACTAGTATCAAGTGAATACAAATAGCGATGTAAATGTGTTTGGTTGTATTTGTAAAGTAAGAACTCTACAGGATTTTGACAGCCTAGAAGGTGAAATTTATAAGCACCGCTCATTCTATAGGTGTATCTGTTAGAATACCACCAGTTCAAGAAACGAAAACGTACAGTTACGTAGTCTGAATCAGGTACTAGATCAAAAGGTAGTGCTATAATATCGACATCCTTGTCGGCATAAAAATCAATACAGTCTGCAATCTGGTCAAAAGTATCTCCTTGACAGACCCCAATGTATTTTACTTTATCAGATCTGTATCTACCTAGATATTCTACAGCATTCTCCATAGTCTGCTTGTAGTCGTTTACTTTATCGGGTAGAACAAGGTGTGTTGGTTGAAACTCTTCACCTAATTCATAAAGCTCTTCACCTGGAATAGATTGACCGAGTTCAAAAGCTGAATTATCTAAAATAGAATAGGGAGCTTCTTTGAGCTTTTCCTTGTAAAACTCTGTATAGCCTCTATCGTTATTTAGCAAATGTCCTAATACGTAAGGATAGTCGCTAATTAAGTCATGGTAAGGAAATAACTGTTTAGGAATCTCGTGACTAATTAATGGCATAAATTATTTTTTATGGTCTAATAATACTTTTTCTACATGCGCTTTAGCTACTTCCCAACTCACAGGACCAGTTTCATCAGCATATGCTACAGGATCAGGACGTCCAAGCTTGATAAATGCTTCAATACGTTCTACTGATGCTGCTGATTTATAATCCGAGTACCATGTATTTGTGTATTCTACTACATGATCGGCACTATATTTAGCTTTCTGCTCTTCAGTTAAACTTAGTATACGCTCTGTAGTGATCTTAATCGGTTTGTAACTTGTATTAGTCCGTCTATATACTTCGTCAAAGTCTAATCCCAATACTTTACAGCATTCTTCCCCATCTTGTAAAATTTCAAACTTATTTACATCGAGATACGGCGTATAAACTGATACTAAATCTGAATCCCAGTTACCTTGTTTGAATGCTTCAAAGTCAATATCGCGAAACTCTTGTCTACAGTCGGGATAGATTGCATGATCGCCGGCATGAATACCCATTGCAATAGCACATCCCTGTCTTACATCACAATCATCACCTGTAGGTTTAGTAGCAATCGATAAAGCTACTGCCTGAATAATTGAACTGAAGATTTTATTACGGTTAGGTACAACAGTTTCTTTCATATTGTCTTGTTCGTAATGTCCTTCAGGAACATCTTGACCGCCTTCAACTAATGCTGAGTTAAGTAGTTGCTGCAATCCATCTAACTTGATAATTTGATGTCTAACTGGGAAGAAAGATGGATGAGTTTGAGCTACTTCCCTAGTAAATTCATTTACATACTTAACTAAATCAGTAGCACGTTCTAATTCTACACGATGTTTTTGGCCGTAGTCGAAACTAAGAGCTGTTACTTCATAACCATTTGCAAGAAGATGGAGTAGTAAACTGCTACTATCCATACCTCCTGATAAGCTTAATACCGCTTGTTTTTTCATTAGTAAAAAATTAAAATAAGGAGCGTATTATTTTATATCCCGATTAACTCCTTAACCGGTTTTTTTATCTTCTTTACTATTAAGATCTTTTTGCATACCTATGAGTTGACTACTTACTGCGGCCACTATAGTTCCTAATTGCTCCCACAATCTATCACACTCTCCCTGTAATTTCCTAATAGCAGCCCACTGTAAAATCTGCATCACCATAAAAAATACTACAACACCTATGTAGAGATGCTGTTCGGTTATAGTTACTGTCATACTCTAAATATACTACCTCTCAATCGTATCATCAACATCTCCACGCATAAATTCATAAGCTTCTGGTGTGCCGGGGAAGGCTACGAAATCCGGATGATCCATAGCTCTTTGTAGAATTTTAATTGTTAAGTCTCGATCCTTCGTATCAATCACTAAAGGTTCAAAAACAAACTCGGCCTCTGTACCTTTTTTTCGAATAAGATAGTAGAGGCTTCCAGCACCTATATGCTTAATTGCTTCATAAAAGCTTTCAGCTGTTGTTTTCTTCATATAACGATTTTATATACTCTTTTAATCTATCAGTTGGCTCCCACCCTAACCTTTCTATTGCGTCGTTATTAACACGTAAGGTTCTTCTATAGTTTCCGGCTACGTCCGGTAAATGTACTTTTTCAGTACCGAACATCTCTACCACTCGGTTTATTGTGTAGCTAATTCCGGTCCCTAGTTCCCAAGCATCTTCGTGCTTTTCTTCTGATTCAGCTACTCTAATCAAACCATCTACAATATCGTCTATATGTGTAAAGTCTCGAGACTGTTCTCCATCACCGAAGATAGTAAGAGGTTGATTCTTTGCTACTTGGCTTCTAAAAATACCAATTACAGCTGCCATATCAGAATGTATTAATTCTCCAGGGCCGTATACGTTGTAAAATCGAACTATTTCAGCATTTAAAAAGAAGCATTTTTTAAACATTTTAATCCACTCCTCTCCCATATGCTTAGACATTGCGTAAGGAGATAATTCCGGATTGTGATGTTTAGAAGAAGAACCGGCATAGATAAGTTTTGCGTTAGTCTTTAGTGCGTAATCTACTACCTGTCTAGTTCCTTCAACGTTACTTGTGAATGTTAATCTGGGCTGTTTAAAAGAAGGCTGTATTCTACTTAAAGCAGCTAAGTGGAAAATGTATTTATACTTTTTTACAGGAATATTTTCCATAGCCCGTACATCCCCGCTTAGAAAGTTAGCGCCTAATAGAGTTACATCTTTTGCTTCTCTACCTATGCTTAGGTTATCTATTACATCAACACTATAACCTCTAAATAGAAGTTCTTTAGTCAATGCATAACCTACAAATCCACAACCTCCAGTTATAAGCACATCCATTAGTTAATTTAGTTTAGTCTATTACAATTATTTCTCCAGCATTATGTGCAGGGATGTAATGTTTTAGTTTATGTTTATCTAATATATTTTGTGTTAGATTTCTCATTCTTTCAGAATATCCTGTTATTATTCTGAATGGGGTGTTATTCATTAAGATGAAGTTTTCAACTACATCTCTTACATCATAATGGGATACACCATGGAGATCTAGCTCTTTCATTATACATTTAATGTTTTATTCCAAGCTGAAATGTGTAGACGGGTAAGTCCTCTGAACTTGTAGATCTTGGCCATTTCAAGAACGAAATTAGTACGCTCGTGGAAATCGTCTTGATCATCTAAACCAGGCATACACACTACATTCTTAAGTGGAATATTGAATGGTTCTACAAAGTCACGGAATAGTTCCTTAACATCATCTTCTGTGCTAATAACAAATTTGAATTGATAGCTATTATGCTCCATAATACGTTTAATAGCAGCAGGCACAATACGTTGTTTAGCTGTCATACCTGAATTAGCTAATTTAGGTGAGCAGTTGATTTGATCAATAATATTAAATAAATCTTCATCAATAGTAACAGTACCGTTAGTTTCTATTTCATTGTAAGGATTAAAACTAAAAGAATCTTCTGTATCCTGGCTAGTCCAATATTTAAAGAAATTAGTAATAGCAATTTGATGTCCTTTAATTGTAGGTTCACCACCAGTCCAGATAATATGAATATTACCATTTAAGATATCGTCATAGATACCTTGCTCTTTCCAACGGTCAATTAGATATTGGAACTCTTTATCTTCACCTCTCCACAACCACTGACTTGTAGAGTCACAAGTCCAGGTAGCTTTACCTTCAGCATGTAAGTCACCTACGAATATTTCACCGTCTTCTAGTTTCTTTTCTTTTTCTAGTTGATTAGCAAACTTACGAGACATACCGCAAGTTAAGTTACAAATACCTAAGCGAACGAAGTAGGACGGTACACCGCTGCTTATTCCCTCTCCTTGAACTGAATAAAAATCACTGCTTATTAGTAGCTTGTTTGGATCTATTTTGCTCATATCTTTTTTGTTTTTTTAATTCTTTTTCGTATAGTTTTTTGTACATCTCTTGAGTCCATCCGTCATTATAAGGACTATTAGCGTGAACCCATAAGTTACTCAGACTTAATGCAAGCGGTTTAGTATTTTTACTCATAACACTATTCCTTTTACAATTTTACATTTTGATTTGTCAGGTACGTAGTAGCTGTCATTAGCATCTTCATGCTTACCGTAGTACCATTCCTCGTGTATATCTAAAGCAATTTCAAATTCTTCGGGACTTACGCAAACATCGTCAAACCCGCCCTCGTACCCTAAAGTAAATACATGTAGGTCAGGGTCTAATTGCTGTAACTGCTCTATTAGTTCTTTGACGGTCATTGTCTTTGTTTTTCTTTGAGTTTTTTACGCTTAAGAGCTTTCTCAGAAACAGTCTGTTCTTTTTTCTCGGCTTCTACTTCTTGCTTTTCAGTCTTACGGGTAGCTATTTTCCATTCAGATTTTGGAATATACTGCCATGTACTGCCAACCATATTATTGGCTTGACGATCCTCTACTCGCTGGATTACACCAGTCTTGATGTTTTTAATGCACTTCATAGGTTAAAACCTCCATGTTTTTAGGTAATTAAAGATATGATTAATTTGTGGATATTCCAACAAAATTCCTAAAATAGTTGGATGCTGGTCTCCGCAGAAACCAAAGGTGTGCATAACTGCTTCTAACATAACTTAATTACTTGTAGTGATGTAATTTTTTCTTCCACTTATCAATTTGAATCTGGCAATACCATTTACCGAGCCAGCTTGAAGCTTTTTCGTACTTTGTCTCCCACTCTTCTATTTTTCGAAAGATAGGTGCATTTGCTTTATTAATAATGTCTATGTCGTAGTAACTGTTGTTTTCTAACATGACTTCTTCCCAATGTCCTTCACTATAGGGAGGTGGTTTAACTGCCTCTACTAATTTTTTTCTTGCGGCTTTTTTAGTTTTTTTCATATGATGCTGAATTTCTTTCGTGTTCGTATACTTCTACTTTTACTGCTTTTACTCGTCCGTTTGTTTCTTTAGTAAGGAATTCATTAATCACACCGTAGAGGTATTCAGCAAACCTCTCGCAACCTACTGACGGAAGTACACGGAGCTGTATAATACCGTCTTCATTCATTTTTCTAAATTGCTCCAGATAAGGATCATCTTCTGCTACTACTGTAGTATGGTCAAGAAGCCAGGTAAAATAATCTTTCGGAGACATACCCTCGATAGTATTCTTTGCTCTTTTCATTCCGCCAAAATCCCATACCCAATTCCTTTCATCAAGCTGTCCTTCAAACCATACTCGGAAAGAAACAGCATAACCGTGTAAAAACTTACAGTGTGTACCTTCTGCTTTCCATTGGCGAAAGCAAGTAGAATACCCGTCAAATAACTTGGTTGATTTATAGTTAGCCATAAAAATATATTTAATATAAATCTAAGAACTCTTTTTCAAAGAAGCAAATTTTTCATTAACTATTTGATTACCTTTTTTATGCTTTGGGTCATAGGGACAATGTCTACAACCAGACCCGCAACATTGACCTCTCTCTAAATGAAAAAGAGCCGTGAACACGACTCTTTCTCCTTCTAAATAATAGTGTATGTCTTTCGTAAACTCTTTTTGTTTTTTCATTTTTAGAATCCTAAGCTTGAAGTTACCCAGCCGGTAGCGCTATTTCCAGTGTATACCCATAATTTGTTAGCAGCAGGTTCAACATACATACTCCCTGTTGCAGGATTTGCATCTACTTCAGAAGGTACTATAAAGCTTCCTGTTACTATAAATGATCCTGATACAGTTAACCCGGCTGCATAATTACCGCTACCGCTTACATCTAATGTATATTCAGGAAGTACCTTATTGATACCTACTTTAGCATCAGTCATCGAGCCGGAGAAGCCAACATTATTAATATCACTATAAGAGCCTGTTGCAAAGATCACCCCGCCGAGGTTAATAGAATTTTGTCTACCGCTTTCTAAAGTTATACCGGTACCAATTATAATATTATTAGATCCTAATAAGTTTTCTCCAGGATTACCTGGGAATATGTACCCGGTTTTGTATCCTATAATAGTAGATAAAGAAGCACTGCTAGCGCTTTGACCGGCAAAAAGACCTATAAAAGTCGAGTTAGAAGCAGATACAGCAGCCCATCCGGCGTTTTCTCCTACAAAGAATGAACTTACAGCTTCTCTTGCTCCTAAACCGGCGCTAGGACCTAAAAATACCCCGTTAGCATTAGTTGCTCCATTACCTGCGTTAGTACCTATAAAAATTGAATTAGCGGCATTTGTTGCGTTATATCCTGCTTGATATCCGATAAAGTTAGAATAACTTGCAGTTGCTGCGCTAGCTCCTGCGCTTACTCCGATAAAATTTGAATTGTTTGCTTCTCCGGCATATTGACCTGCATTATTGCCAATAAAGTTTGCATAATTAGCGTTAGTAGCTACGTATCCTGCTGCAGTACCGATCATGACTGAATACCCTGCACCTGGTGCTATATACCCGGCTGTATCTCCTATAAAAACAGAATGTGAAGCATGAGTAGAGAGTTGACCGGTTCCATTCATTCCGATTGCAATAGTCCGAATTGCATTAGTGGCGTTTTGTCCGGCGTAAGTTCCTATAAAAATTCCTTCTTGAGCATTAGAGTTACCTCCTCCGGCAGCTTGACCAATAGCTATTAGGTTGTCGGATCCATTTGTACCGGAACCGGCATTGGACCCTAAAAATATACTGTTCGTAGTATCAAACCCTGAAGTGCTGGGATTCGTTGAATATATTGATGAACCGCTAGCTGTTACTGCTTGGGCTACAGTAGCAGTGATTCCTGTCAATCCAGAGCCGTCCCCGCTAAATGATCCTGTTACTCCGTTCTGAAACTCGGCACTTCCGCTTACCCTAAGTGAGCTTGATATTTCTACAGATTGTCCGAAGTCTGTTAAAAACTCGAACCCTTTTGTCGAGTAAAATCTTGTAGCGACTGGCTTTGGTAATTGGCCATTTGACCCAGAAAGTAAAATGTATAATTCAGGAGATAGATTCTGCTGACCAAAAGAAAGATAATCGCTTCCTGGACTAACAAAAAATCCTCCTGCAACATCAGACGTACTTGTCTGAATCTTAAGACTTCCGTTTGATGCTACTATAGACCCTGTTATACCTAAAGCAAGTCCTCCTAGTTGCTCGGAGTCAATTTGTGTAGGTCCTACTATACCTAAACTACCTGTAATTAAAGCAGATCCTGTAAAAGGAAATGCATTACCTGCTCCTCCTAGTACATAAGAGGCAGTAAGCGAAGAAGTTACTTGCGGTAAAGAATTTGCAAGATCGGTAATCGTTAATTTTGAAGTCGTAGTAGAAGCTACTACAGGAAGCACGTCGGTTCCACTAACGGAAGAGACTGCAGGGAGTTGGGATATTTTTACGTTTGCCATTTGCTGTTTATGATTATTACTTTTATACTATTTCGTTAGTTACAACTAAATTATCGTCGTTTTCTGTCATCAGAAAATCGCTAGTTTCTGTAACTAGATATTCTGTGAGTAAAACCGGAGCTGGAGATCCAGGTACTGCACCTGTTTCTTCATATCTTATGTATTCATCAAAACCAGCTCCTGGAGAGATATTTGGAGGAAACCGTACGTTTCGTGCTTTTACAACACTGTCTTGATAAGTAGTAGCTGGTCTATTTCCGTTAGGTGTATTAACCTTTAATCTACTTTTTCTAAATAAATCTAGGAGGTTCATGTTAATAAATAGTGAAGCCCCTGGAAAGACACTAAACTATCTCACAAGCTCCACCTGCACACGCTACCTCTCCCATTAGGTTTGTACTATCAACATACTCAACTATTTGTGATAGGTCAACGTTATGAAGGCTTTTCATAAGCTCCTCGTATTGTTCCTGAGTACAATCTTCAAAAGGAGCTTGCTTGTAAGTATGTTCTGAATAAGGAAGTACTGAAAGTCCGTTATAAAACTTACGATTCTCCCACATCCATTTACCTACTTCTTCCCACTCGCTATCTTTGATAGATACGGTAGCAGATATATTGTGTGTATTTTGTCCACTTCTGTGACCAGGTTTAATCCAGTTTTGATAGAAGAATTTAACCCTTGTAAGTAGATCTAGAGCAGATTCGTGACGAAGAATAGATCCTTCTGGTGCTTTCTGCGGTACAGAGATTACAGCCGTATCGTGTGGACGGAAATATTCGTCTTCAACGAGTTCCGGATGATTAATAGAAAGGTATGTGTAGATTGCTTCGTTTTTACCTACACGAATTCTACGAATATAGTAATCATTATGCCATGCATGAATACCGCTTGAGGTGCCGAGGGTAAGTGATGAAGTACCTGAAGGTTTAATAGTTGTACATCTTGCAGCTGCATTGATTCCGATCAACTTAGCTACACGTGCATTTTCTTCTTTTACGATTTCAGCAGCTTGTTTGAGATCTAGTTTTTGCGCAATACCTGATCCAATGCCGGTCATACCTACGCCAATCAAAGCATCTTTTTCGGTAGTACGCTGCCATACCGGACGAAGATAGTGAAAGTTAGTGTAAGAGGCTTGTAGTGTACCGATAAATGCTGCAGCTTTTACGCGTGCATTTAGATCTGCTTGATCTACAACGTCTGATACGTTTACTTCACATAAGTTACAGAATTGATAAGGACGTAATGCAATTTCACAGCATGGATTAGTTCCCCAGTCTTTATCATTGTTAAAGTAAATACCCGGCTCGCCAGCGCCTGATGCTTTAATTTTATCCCATAGGTTCATAAAGAACTCTTCATCGGCCTTACTGCGTAACAACACAGCAGAGTTATTTGCACGACCTCTTTGTGGGTTTAATTCCCACCATGCACCAGACTTAGCTGCAATCATATCTTCATCGTCGGCACTAAAAAGGCTGATCAAGGCTGCTCTACGAATACCGCCCGTCAATACTGCGTCGGCAATATGACAGATCATATCGTGTACTTCAATAGAGGTTAACTTATCGTTATTCTGCTTGCTATCAAGAATACCTTGTAACTTAAGTAGGCACTCTTTAAGGGGTTGAGGACCAGGTGCTTTACCTCCTGAGGTGATTAACTGTGCGCCTTTTGGTCTAATATCTGAAAAGTCGAACACCGGAGTAGAACCTCCTTCAAAATAAGCACGCACCAGTACCTTCACTGCATCGGCCCATCCTTCAATACTATCACCAATTAAAAAACGGCGATTCTTTTTTGGATCTGGCTTTCTAATCTCAGGTAGTTTTTCTACGTGATGTCTTTGTACTGAATATCCTACGCCTGTACCGCCTAGAAGTAAGAACATCGTTTCTCCAAAGGCTCTCCAATCGTCAATAGGTAAGTAAGCACAGTTGTAAATACGGTTAGGACTAATTTCAATAGGCTTACCTGCAAACTGCATAGAACGCATTGACGGTAAAGCTCTTTTAGCATAAACATAATCGTAAGCATTCTCAATTTCCTCTTTTAGGTTAGGAAACTTTTTTAAGTGCATCTCTTTGTTTCTGTCTACTAGTTCCTCCCAAGATTCTCTTCTGTTTACAAGAGAGTTAAATTTTGCATATTTCATGTAGACTGTAATGTCACTTAAAATGCTTTGCGAAATGTCCATTTTCGTTTGTTTTTAATGCTTTTAAAGATAGGTTTTTCATTCAGGATCTTATGATTCCTGTTAAATATATAACCTGTTTGGTTAAATTACTGTGATAGGTTCGAATTTAGCCCTTCTTGAAACTTTTGGGCCTGGTAGCTATCAGAAGCAAGCGGAGGACGGAAAGTGGGATCGACCTTGTCTCTTGTAACTAGGTCGTTAGTGCCAGTACGCTCCATGTCAAATACAAACTGCTCGTAAGTAGTCTGAGCAGGTGAAGGTGCGAAAGGGGTTCTTTTTTCAACGTATAATTCTGCAATGCTCATATCTGATAACTTTTGTAATAATAAATAGCTTATTTTCCCAATTCAAAAAACCTTTGTTGTAAAAAATTTCTCTCTTCTGCACTAAATCCTGTAACTGGTTTTCCGGGTACCGGCCCTCCTTCTTGCACAAACTCTTCTTCGCCCATTTCCCTGTTTGTAATTTCAATATTACCGTTTTCGGTATTGATTTTCACAGGGTAAGTCATTCCATCACCGCCATAACGGTTTTTCATGATATGTGCCCTAGCTGTACCGTTTACCTTATCTAACCTCTTTCTAGACAATGACATCGCAAAGTCTGCAATCATAATCTTATTATAAGATCCGGCTGCTTTATCACCTTCGATAACATCGTCTTTTGCACCTGCTCTATTTACTTGAGACACAGTCCAAATTGGAAGCTTGAGATCTCTAGCTAGAGCCTTGGTGGAGACATAAATATCATCGATTTCGTCTTTTCTGTCAATAGATTTTCTTTTTGACTTTAAAAGATCTACGTAGTCAATAATAACCAAGTCGGGCTTATATCCAAGATCGGTAGTTTTCTGAATATGGCTCTCAATAGTAGATATAGATGCTTTACCCATTGAGAATTCTTTGATAATAAGTTTACCTGGTAGCTTAGATACAGCTTCATTTACCTGCTGCCTATTCATTCCAAGATCCTGAATTCTTACTCCGGTAAAGATAGCGTCATATCTCTTACCCATGTAGGATTCTGATAACTCTAGTGTGTAGTGTAATACAGTCTTACCTAGGGATACAGCCATTGCTCCCAATGCTACAAGCATCCAGCTCTTACCTCCTCCCGGGTTACCAAATATAATACCTAAATCACCGATGCCGAGTCCTCCTTGCAGTAATTCGTTAATATGCTCCCAAGGTGTAGGCATAGGACCTCTCTCTTCCATTCTATAACGCGTCTCAGTATCTTTTTCGTACTCGTGTCCAATGTTTTTATCTTGACCAGCTTTTAATGCGGTATCGATAAGATAACGAATATCGTCGTATTGACCTTTTTCAAGCAACTCAACAGAGGATAGTAATGCTTTCTTTAACTGCTGATTTTTACAGAAATTAGAAAATTCTTGCTCAACAAATTCCTGATCTTCGTTAGAGGCTTTGTAAGCTTCTTTTAACTGTTCAATAACAGATAC